CATCTTAATAGATTAAATACTTAGGGGGGCAACCTCAATACTGCTCCCCTAGTATATTTTTAACATTGAAGATCTGAGAGGGGTTAAGATCGGAACAATGAGGAAACAAAATGAGAACACTTAACGATTATTTTTTAACATCTAAAATTACAAACATAAGTACAGCAGGATCAACTTTCGTACCTGTACCAGATGGTGGAAGAATTATTAAAATTTTTACATCAATTAAAAATGCTATTACTACAGCTAACGCTGCATTATCATTTGAAATTGGTGGCACTGCTGTAACAGGTGGTGGTATAACAGTAACTCAATCTGGCTCAGCTGCTGGTGATGTAGATACTGCAGAACCTACTGCTGAAAATTCAGTAAATGAAGGACAAGCTATCGAAATGATTACTGATGGTGGATCTTCAACTGCGTGTGAATGTGTAGTAACATTCGTTATAAGAAGATAATTAATTATGGGGGTGGAAACATCCCCAAACAAAAGGAAATAAAATGCATATAGCAATGAGACCTATAACAACTCAGAAAGTAACATCTTCTGGTACATCAGCTGCATCAGCTGCATTTGGTAACAATATAGAATATGTTAGAATAGTAGCAGACGCTGATTGTCATATAGAATTTGGAACAGGCCCAACAGCAACTACATCTAAAATTTTTGTACCTTCAAAAGATATAGAATATTTTAAAGTATCTGGTGGAGAAAAAATAGCTGTAATTGGATCAGTAAATTTATACGTAACAGAACTATCAGAATAGTATGGGTAAGGTAAGATCAGTTGAATATGATGCTGGAGTAAAGACTAAATACATTCAAGAATCAGATGGTAGACTAACCATCAATAATCAACAAAATGTAAACCCTTTGTTAAAAAGAAACAAAGAACTTTATAATCATGACAATGGTTATATATCTTCTGCTAAAGAAATGAAAAGAGTGGCAAGTATACCACCTTTAATACTTTCTATATGGGCTAAAGAATACAATGGAACAAATAACTGGTTTCAATTACCTAAAGATATTCAAAGAAAAATAATGAGAACTAAACTTAATAGTAATGAGTTTAGGTATTTCAGAACAGCTGAAGGAAATTTATAATGGCATTAACATCATATTCAGGATTAAAAACATCTATAGCAGATTGGTTAAATAGATCTGATTTGACAACTCAAATTGCAGATTTTATTGCACTAACTGAAGCTGACTTTAATGCTAAACTAAGAATAAGACAGATGGAACAAATAGATTCTATTACAATAGACTCTGAAACTGAATCTGTTCCTACTGGTTTTATTGCAGTAAGATCTTTTTATATACTATCAGCAAGTAATAAATATCCTTTGGAGTACATAACTCCTCAGAATATGTTTGAAATTAAAGCTGGATCAACAACTGCTAGACCTAGAGTCTATACAATTGAGAGTGATAATGAGACAGAAACTTTACGTTTTGGCCCTGCCCCTGATTCTTCTTATACTGGGTACTTATCATATTATAAAAGTTTTGGAGCTCTTAGCGATTCTAATACAACAAATTACATTTTAAACAAACATCCAGGAATATATTTATATGGTTCATTATACCATGCAGCAAACTTCTTAGGTGGAATAGATCCTAACCAAGTACAACAATGGTTACAGATGTATATATCTGCTATGGAAAGATGTGAAAATAATGACAAACAAGATTCATATGGTGGAGCACCTGTTACACAAAGAACAGATGTTCAAACAGATTTATCATTTTACAGGGCTAGATAATGCAGATACCTTTTGGAGAATGGATGCCTGATCAACCAGAACATGGTATGAAAGGTGCAAACGTAGCAACTAATGTTTATCACGCATTGGGATCTTATAAAAGATTTCCATCATTGGTATCATATACAGGTACATCAACTGTAGGTAAAGATGCTCATGGCTCTGGTTCTTTTAGAGATAACTCTAATACAGTTTATAATTTTGTAGCTACAAAAACAGATATACATCAATTAGCATCAGGAACATTTACTTCTCGTAAAGGAAGTTTAAGTGGAGATGATGATGATTTTTTTACATTTACACAATTTGGTCAATATGTAATTGTAAGTAATGGAGTAGATCCAGCTCAATATTATTTAATGGGAACATCTACAAACTTTGCTAATCTTACTTCTATACAAACAGCAGGTACTTGTCCTTTATTTAGAGTTTCAGGAGTTGTTCGAGACTTCTTAGTAACAGGTAATATAGCTAATGCTACAAACAGAATACAATGGTCTGGTATTAATGATATTACAGTTTGGTCAGGTAAACAATCTGACTTACAAGACTTACCAGGATCTGGTGGACAAATAGTACATATTACTTCTGGAGAAGTAGGATATGTATTTAGACAAAATCAAATAGTTCGTATGGACTATGTTGGTGGTGCAACAATATTTAGACTATCAGTTATATCTCCAAACAGGGGAGCCATATTTGGAAGAACAGTATGTCAAGATAATAGACGTGTATTTTTTCTTGCAGATGATGGTTTCTATGAAATACAAGGTGATAACGTAGTACCTATTGGAGTAGAAAAAGTTAATAGATTTTTTGATCTAAACTTAAACAAAGCATATTCAGATAGAATAGTAGCAGCAACAGATCCATTTAATCAATTAGCTATGTGGTTGTACCCAAGCGTAAGTAATACTAACAATACAACAGGTATTTGTGATAGAATCATAATATATAATTACGCTACAAAAAAATGGTCTTTAGCAAAAGTAAGTGCTAGTCAAATATTTCCACAATTTGTAGGAGCATATACAGTAGAGTTAATGGATATTATTTCAGAAAACTTAGAACAAATTAATGCTAACCTTGATACAGATTTTTGGAATGGTGGACAAATGTTTTTAGGTGGAATAGATGGAGATTTTAAAGCTGCAATCTTTTCAGGAAACTCAAATGAGTGTGAGATAGAGACAGCAGAAATAGAAGCATTTCCAGGAGCTCGTACTAACATTCAAGGAATAAGACCAATAGTAGATGCAGAAGCAACAGTTACTGTAAAAACTAGAGAAAGATTAGCAGACACAGAAACAGAGTCTAGTTCATCTTCTATGGTAGATAGTGGGATTAATCCTGTTAGACAATCAGGTAGATACATTAGAGCTAATGTTAAGATACCTGCTGGAACAAGTTTTGATCATGCACAAGGTATAGACATTGTAGCATCTAAAGCAGGATATAGATAATGACAGATTCAGTAGATATAGATAACGTAAGATATTCAATGGAAACACAAGAGTTTTTCCAAAGACAAATAGAAGAAGCAATTAACACTTTAGTTAATAAAAATAATACAGAAAGCGATAAAGCTTTCGTTTGGTTTATGGAGTAAAATTATGGCAGGAACATTTTTAGGTAAATACGATACAACAGCAGCAAACAACACAGCTACAGGAACTAATGCAGTTTCAGTAGCAGAAGGAATGCTACCATCTAATATTAATAACGCTTTTAGAAGTGTTATGGCAGATATTAGACAGCATTATAATGCAGCTGAATGGATTGAATATGGTGATGGTGCAGGTACTTATACAGCTACTTACGCATCAGCTACATCGTTTACTATTGATGGAACAGATGTAACAGCTATTTATCATGCTGGACGTAGAGTTAAAGTTGTAGCATCAACGCCAGGCACAATATATGGTACTATATCTAGTACATCTTTTTCAACAAACACAACAGTTAATGTAACTTGGGATTCAGGAAATTTATCTAGTGAAGCAATTACAAGCGTACACATTGGTGTATTAGGTAAAACAAATAACTCAATACCAACTGGTGTTATAGCAGCAAGTAATATAGCTGATGGAGCTATAAGTACTGCTAAACTAGCAGCAGATTCTGTAACAGGAGCAAAGATTGCAGATGACGCTATAGACTCAGAACATTATACTGATGCTTCTATAGACACAGCTCATATTGCAGACTCACAAATAACTACAGCCAAAATTGCAGATACAGCAATTACTACAGCAAAAATTACAGATGCAAATGTAACAACAGCTAAAATCGCAGCAGATGCAATTACAGGTGCTAAAATAGCTGATGATGCTATTAATAGTGAACATTACACAGATGCATCTATTGATACAGCTCACATAGCTGATGCACAAATTACAGCAGCTAAAATAGGAAGTAACGCAGTAACTACAGCTAAAATAAATGCTGATGCTGTTACAAATGCAAAAATAGCAGATGACAGTATAGATTCAGAGCATTATGTAGATGGCAGTATTGATACTGCACATATAGCAGATGCTAATATTACACTTGCTAAACTTGCTGCAAATTCAGTAAACTCATCTAAAATTGTAGATGATTCTATTGTTAATGCAGATATTAATTCTAGTGCAGCAATTGCAGCTACTAAAATTCATGATGGATCTATTTCTAATACAGAGTTTGGTTATCTTAATGGAGTATCTTCAGCAATCCAAACACAAATAGATACTAAAGCAGCAACAACATATGTTGATGATGCAGTTGCAGGACTAAGAACTAGAATTATTGCAGAAGCTGCAACTACAGGTAATATAGATTTAACAGCAGATTTAGAAAATGGTGATACTATTGATGGAGTAACTCTTGTAACTGGAGACAGAGTATTAGTTAAAGATCAATCTACAGCATCACAAAATGGTTTATATACTGTAGTATCTAGTGGTACTGCAAGTAGAGATACACAATTTAATACTATTGATGAGCTATCAGGACAAATGATTGTAGTTAATCAAGGTACTGCAAATGATAATAAAATATTTCTTTGCACAACGAATAACACAGCTTCATTAGGTTCTGACTCAATTACTTACAATGTTATTACACCATCAAATGTTGGAACAGTAACTAGCGTAGGTATAGCAGATGCAGGTGCTGGTGAAATTACAGTTGGTAATACACCTATTACATCTAATGGAAATATTACTCTTGCAATAAATTCTATTGCAGACACAAAATTAGGTACAATTAGTACAGCTAATAAAGTATCTCTTACTGCCTTGAATATTGATGGTGGAAGTGATATAGGTGCAGATCTAACTACATCTGATTTAATAATAGTAGATGATGGTGCTGGTGGAACTAATAAAAAAGCTGCATTATCAAGAGTTGTAACTTTAATGTCAGCACAAGGATTTGTAACAGACGACCCTACAGCTCTTGCGATTGCGTTAGGTTAAATTAATAATAATAAGGAGAAAATAAGAAATGGCAAATACATTTAAAGTAGTGACATTTGCAGCAGAACCAGCGTCAGCAGGTACACCTTACAAAATGTATACGTGTGCAGGAAGTACAACAACTGTTGTTCTTGGTTTGATTCTTACTAACATACATACTACAGCAGTAACTGTTGAAGTAGAATTAGTTAGTGATACATCAAATAGAGGGGGAGCTAATAATGTAGCAAATGGTACAGCTTTTTTAGTTAAGGATGTATCTATTCCAGCAGGAAGTTCTTTAGAGCTTTTATCTGGTGGTAAAGTTGTATTAGAAGCAACAGACGAAATTAAAATAGATTGTTCTGTAGCTGATAAACTATCAGGTACGCTTTCTATAATGGAAATTACATAGGATTAATTAATGGCTTATATAGGTAATACACCTGCAGAAAATTACGCAAGTTTTTTAACTGAAACTTTTACAGTTTCGGCTACTACTAACTATACTTTATCTCATGCTGTAACTAATGAGAATGAAATCAGATTAGTTATTAATGGAGTAGTTCAACAACCTGGAAGTGGTAAAGCATATACAGCTAGTGGTACAACTCTAACACTTACAAGTGCAACATCATCTGGTGATGTGATGTATGCAGTTTATCTTGGCAGAGCTTTACAAACTGTTAATCCACCAGCAGCTAGTGTTGGAAACTCACAAACTGCACCTACAATAATTACTGGTCAAACTGCTGAAACATCTATCGCAACAGATGACACAATATTAATCCATGACACATCAGCTAGTGCATTAAGAAAAATGACTAGAGCAAATTTTGTATCAGGTATTGGTGGAACTAACACACCATATTTTATGGTTAAAAAAGATAGTGATCAAACTATTAATCATGCGTCAAATACTAAAATAACTTTTGATAGTACAGTTTTGGAAAGTTCATCAAATGTATTTGATTTATCAAATAATAAATTTACAGTTGCAACTGCTGGAAAATATATAGTCATGCCAGGAATTACCTTATATGATTCAGGTAATAGATTAGAAAGAGGTGATATGTATATTTATAAAAATGGTAGTCTTTTTCAAAAATTTACTCATTTTGATTACGGTTATTCTTCTAGTAATTCAAGAGAATATAATTTAGGTCATTCATTTATAGCATCACTTGCAGTAAATGATTATATAGAAATGTATGTATATCATAACACAAATGATAGTGGTTCTATTGTAGCAGAATCTGATCATAGACAAACATATTTGTCAGCAACAAAAATTATAGAATAAGGAAAATAAATTATGGCAATAGATAAAATACAATCAGAATCAATAAATTTAGCAGATAACTTTGCATTTACAGGAACTGTAACTGGTGCTGGTGGACTTTCAAACGCATCTTATTGGCAATGTACTGGAGATCAAACTATTAGTGCTGCTACTGCAACAGTTATAACTGGATCATGGGTAACTGCTACAAATAATTTACAAGGTGGTAATGAATTAGGAACAGATTTATCTCAAAGCTCTGGAGTTTTTACTTTTCCATCAACTGGAATTTGGCATATTAATTGTTGGGTAAGATTATTAAGAGATGGAGATTCAAGATATAATAACCTTGCTTTGCAAAGCACATCAAATAATAGCAGTTTCACTACTGAAAGTATTGGATCAGGTTTTATTGCTGATGCTGGATCAGATGACGCAACTGCTGGAATAAATGTTTTTGCTATTTTAGATATTACAGATGTTTCTAATCAAAAAATAAGATTACAACTAACACCAGAAAATCAAGTAGTAGTTAATGGTAGTAGTGGTTACAGTTTAACAGGATTAATTGCATTAAAATTAGGCAACACATAAAATTAAGGAGGTAACAAACTATGGCAAATCTATCAACTAAAATTAAAATGTACTGTGATGCAAATGGTGTATCAGAAGTAGATTTTACAAAAGATGTTATGTTGCAAGACGATAGTGATGGCAAAGGTGCTTACATTAAGGAGTGGAATTTAGATATTTCACAACCAACAGACGCACAATTATCAGCACATGAAACTGCAGCAGATACAGAAGAAGCCAATGCACAAGTAAGAAGCACAAGAAAAGCTGCTTATGGTGATATTGGTGAACAGCTAGACGAAATCTATAAAGATATAGATTCTTGGAAAGCTAGAATTAAATCAATTAAAGACGCAAACCCAAAGAGTTAATTAATGGCATACATAGGTAATAAACCAACAGTAGGAAACTTTCAGATTTGTGATGCAATATCTGTAGTTAATGGTCAAGCTGCATACACAATGCAAGTAGGATCAGTTAATGTAATTCCTCAATCTGCTAATCACATGATTGTATCTTTAAATGGTACGATCCAAAAACCAAACAGTTCTTTTACTGTTAGTGGTTCTACAATTACTTTTGCTAGTAATCTTGCTACAGGAGATGTTATAGATTTTATTCAGATACTTGGTGATGTTCTTGATCTTGGTGTACCTAGTGATGCTACAGTTACAGCAGCTAAATTAGCATCTACATCAATTACTGGTCAAACAGCAGAAGCTACAGTAGCAGATGACGACACAGTTTTAATACATGATACGTCTGCTTCTTCACTTAGAAAAATGACAGTTTCAAATCTTACAGCTAATGCTGGAACTGCTGGACTAACTTCTTCTAGTGGTAATATAACTATTACTGATGGTGATTTAATTTTTGGTGGATCTGGTCATGGTGTTTATTTAGGAGTTACTTCTGCAACAGCAGCAAATCATTTAGATGATTACGAAGAAGGAACTTGGACACCTACATTTACTAATGGTGGAAGTACTCTTAGCAATGTAACAATTAATAAAGCTAACTACACTAAAATTGGAAGAATGATTTGGATAGAAGTTGGTTGTCAATATACTGGCTCATCTGTTTCTGGAAGTTATATTGTTGGAGATGGATTACCTTTTACATCAGCTCAACAAAACATAATTATAAATGGTACTTTTGCAGTTCATCCTGGTTCTGGAGATAGTAATCAAGATGTAGGAGCTGCTGGTTCACATGACAGTAATACAAATTTTTTTATGGTACCATCTGATAATAATAATAGATATTTGAAAGAATGGACACAAAATTATTATATGGAAGTTGGATTTTGGTATTTCGTTTAATGATTAATTTTAACAACACACAAGGAGACAACACATGGCAATAACTAAAGAGACACAGATTGGTAAAATCGAAGTGGTCGGAAAATACAAATCAGTTCAAGTAAGAACAGATACTGTAGTTATGGAAGATAGCGAAGAATTATCAAGAAAGTATCATAGACATGTTTTACATCCAGACGCAGATATATCTAATGAACACTCAGAAGTTCAAGCAGTATGCAACGCAGTATGGACACAAGATGTTAAAGATGCTTGGACAACTTTTAAAGCTAATCAAGAGATTAACTAATGGCAATAATTAAACCAAACAATAATACAATATCAGCTATAACTGCTTTACCAGCAGGTGTAGGTGGTAAGGTTTTGCAAGTTGTAATGGCTTCAAATGATACTCAACTTTCTTCTACAAACGCAAGTGATACATTATTAACAAAAGCTATTACTCCAACAGCAACAAGTTCAAGCATATTATGTATGATAACATTATGGATGGGAGCTGACACAAATTCAAATGGAGGAATAAAATTATTAAGAGATAGTACAGCTATTGGAGCATCATCTAATCCTTATAGTTCTACTAATACATTTTGGTCATCAGATAATTTTCTTACAGACCCTCCTGGTTCTATAGACCAGTATACACTTCTTCCTTTTTCATGGACATTTTTAGATACTGGAATTAGCACAATTTCTTCAACGACTTATTCAGTAGCTACAGATAGTTTTACTCACTTATATTATAATAGACCATCACAACCTAACGCTGGTGATGGAAATAGCACACTTACTTTAATGGAGATAGCAGGATGACAGATATTTTAAAAGCTATATTAGCAATAGATCCAAATGCAAAATGCTCTGTATCTAATGAGGATATTAATAGTATTAAATGGACAAGCACACCTATTCCTAAAGCTGACATAGAAGCTAAAATGGTAGAGTTACAAGCAGAGTATGATGCTAACCAATATCAAAGAGATAGAGTTTATCCTAGCATTGGAGATCAACTAGATATGTTATGGCATTCTATAGATCAAAACCCAGCATTAAAATCTCAATACTTTGATTTCTATGAAGCTATTAAAGCAGTTAAAGTAAAGCATCCTAAGAATGGCTAATTTATATAAAAATGCTATGTTTGATCTGACAACTACAGATAAAACAACTGTATATACTTGCCCAACTGACAGAACAGCTTTAGTTAAAACTATACAAGTTACTAACATTCATAGTGGATCTAATGAAGTAGAAGTATTTACTACAGATGCATCAAACTCTAATGCAGAACATGAGATAGCTCATATATCTTTAGGATCAAAATCAGTTGAAAACTTAGCTAAAGGAACTATAGTATTAGAATCAGCAGATACATTAAAATTAAAAGCACAAACTGCTAATGATATAGCAGGAATAATAAGTATACTAGAATTGTTTGACGAAAAAAGTACATAATGCAATTGGTTCAAATACCTAAAGAAAACATTGAAGAAGTATGGCCTATAGTCGTTAAAGATATTGCAGACGCATTAGCTAGATCTAATGGATATGCATTAGCAGACCATATTAAAAAATGGATTCTTGAAGAAAAAATGCAGTTATGGATTCTTTGGAGTCTAAAAGATAAACAATATTATGGAACAGTGGTTACTGAAATAATACAAAGACCATTACAACGATGTCTTAATATAAAAATTATGACTGGTAAGCATCGTGAAAAATGGCAACATTTAATAAAACATATTGAAGAATTTGCCTGGCAAAACAAATGTGATTTATTAGAGTTAGTAGCAAGACCTGGGTGGAAGAAAGTTCTAAAACCTTTTGGTTATAAAGAAAGTCATATATTATTAGAAAAGAAAAAGGAGAAATAAATTATGTCATCAGGAGGAGGGGGTACAACTACTACCAACAACGCTGCTCAACCTTATGCACCAGCAGAACCAGCATTGAATCAGATTATATCTGAAGCTGGAACTATATATGGTCAAGGGCCAACAGGTGCAGGTTATGTAGCACCCACACAACAAACTTTACAAGGCTTAGCTGCACAGGAAACTATGGCAGGAGCTGCTAACCAACAAATATTAGATACTATCCAAGGCAACTATACCAATCCATTCTTATCTCCTATGATTGCACAAGCTGGTAAAGATATTTATTCTAGTGTTGCTGGACAGTTTAGTGGAGCAGGAAGAACTCCTGGATCTCCATTAATGCAGTCTCAAGTTATTGGACAAGTAGCAGATAAAGCTATGCCTTTAGCTTTCCAACAATTAGAAAGAGAAAGAAATAGACAATTATCTACAGCTCAAAGAGTACCTAGCTTAACAGCAGTAGGTGGAGCTTTAGAAGATATACAAAGACAACAACAAATGGCACCTCAACAATCATTAGCTCAGTACTATAATACTGTAGCACCGATTGCTTATGGATTGCCAACACAACAAGTAACAACACAACAACCAGCACCAAATGCCATGGGTATGGCAGCAGGTGGAGCTATGTCAGGAGCTGCAATGGGAAGTATGTTTCCAGGAATAGGTACAGGCATGGGAGCACTTATTGGTGGTGGAATGGGATTATTAGGAGGACTATTATAATGAACTTAAAAGAACATATACCACATTTTGTAAAAGAACATAAAAAAGCAATAGCAGTAGCTGTTGTTATTTTAATTGTTGCAATAATTATATAAGGATAAACTATGTCAGGTGGAGGTGGATCTTCTTCAGATGGAGGTGGTGGAAATGATATGCAAGTTTCTGGAATGGAAGCTGCATACTCAAATGAAAAAGGTATAAGTACACATTCAGAATCTAAAACTGGATCAACTTCAGGATATGAAGGTTCAGATGCAGGATGGGCTGCTAATGATACTACACCAGATACTTCTACAGTAGGTATTGCAGGAGGTAATGTAAATTCAGATGATGAATATGATGAACCTGATAGAGATCATTATAATCAAACACAAAAAGACATAAGAGATCTTAATAAAAATTTAGCAAAAAATAATCAAATTGACACTAAAATGTCAAAAGAAGAATATGATAAATTTAATAAAGATCTTAATGAATATTATGGTACAGAAAACGAAAGATATGAACCATATGGTAGAGCAGGAAAAGGTACTGTTAATTTAACATTTAAAGAACATTGGGATAATGTAGGAATGCAAAGTCCTACAATGTCTAAATCTCCTACATTAAGATTTTTAGCAGCTAGTGGTAGAAACATTAATGAGTATTTAAGATCTGATTATGGAACTTTTAAATATGCAGGGCCAGGTTCAGATTCTGGTGGACTATTAGGAAGTTTTGGTGGAACAGGTGGAACACAAGTATCAAGACAAGATAGAGAAATTATGAGAAACATTGCACCTGAAGCTCCATATATTGTATCAGGTATTGCTAAACCAAGTAATTCTCCTGCAGCTAATTGGTTTAATAATTTAGGAAATACTAGTACAAGTGGTGGTTTTGATTTAGCAACAGAATATGCTGCTGCTAAAAATGCAGTATCACAAACATTAAATAATAGAGGGCCAATGGGTATGTTAGCTGTTAGTGACAGTCCATATTATGATTGGCTTAAAACAAAAAGTTTAGATAGAGGAATATTATAATGAGTAATACATATAGCATATTTGAAGATTGGAAAAAAACACTTGGTTCATATTATGATCAAGCAGAAACTGGTCTATTAGGTAAAAAAGATATTGTTGCTGGAAAAGACATGGGCACTAGATCTGGTGGTGTTTTAGGTGGTGATGGTCTTTATGATAGAGGTATTGATTATGCTGGTAAAAAATTTGATGAAGTAAAAAATACTACTGTAGATCAAGTAAAAGATTACGCATTAGGCGAAGATAAATTAGTAAGTTCTCCAACTATTGGACAAACAGAAAGACCTGGATTTAAAGGATCTCAAATGGATCAAGATATAAATAAAGGTTTAGACAAAGGTATTGAATTATTTGACAAAGGTATAAAAGCTAGTGTTAAAACAGGTAATGAAATGTTTGATAAAATGTTTCCAAGTGAAGGAAACTTAAATGCTATATCTAAAAAAGATAAAGAAAAATTTATGGCAGGTTATG